TTAGTCCACCCTAAAGGGTGGACATAAGTGGACTAACTCTGGCATTTGAAAAACCCCAATAAACACTGGATATATCCGATAAATCCAATAAACATTTGTGAAAGTTAGTCCAGATAAAAGTGGACTAACTTTTAGTCCAATTAGTCCAAAATAGATTGGACTAAAATCGTGAAATATGTAATATGAATATACGAATTATGGAGGCATACAATGATACAGATAGAAAAGTTAAAGCTTTTACTAAAGAAACATAAGAAACAAGAAAACTTTGATCCCCTTAAAACCATACAAGGAGAAGAAGTTACAAGTCTAAAACCCCCAAATTGGCTGATAGAGGACTTCATCATGGAAGAGGGTTTTACCGTTCTGCATAGTGATGCAGGCGTAGGAAAAACATTTTTAGCCCTAGATTGGGCAAACACAATTGCTAATGGCTGGTCGTGGTTCGGTAGGGAAACCAACAAAACCACTGTTTTGTACGTACTAGCTGAAGGCATAGGGTACTTAGGTGCTCGTGTAAGTGCATGGAAGAACAAGAGAAATGCCTCCATATTTCCCCCTGTCTTCTATTACACGAGCGCCGTGCCCTTATTTGCACCAATAGGGAAAATGCCCACAACAGAACAATTGGACTTTCTAGAACTTGTAGAGAGAATAGACCCAGGACTTATTGTCTTTGATACCTTACAGAGATGTACTGTAGGAGCTAATGAAAACCTACAACAAGATATGGGGCAGGTGATATCTATGGTAGATACATTAAGGCAGAACTTTAACTGTGCCATTTTAGCAGTGCACCATGATACAAAATCAGGAGAAAGTATGCGTGGTAGCTCAGTTATTAGGGCATCTGCTGATACAACTATACAACTTGCCTCTAAAGGAGAGAGTTTTATAGAGATGACCTGTACAAAACAAAAGGATGCTGAGCCATTTAAGGAATGGTCTATGGTTATTAGTGCTGATGAGGACTCAGGTTCTGCTTATCTTACTGCATATCAACAAGGTGTTAAGGCTAGAGATTACACAATACTTAAGGCCTTGGGAGATATTACAACCCATAGAGGTGAGAAGTTCTTTAATAAGGCCTGGCGAGAGGCTGCAAACCTTGAGGGTGGAAAATTTGAACGCCCTAAAGCTCAACTTATTAGGGACGGCCTTGTAGGTCAGGAAGGTGAAGGTAGATCAAAATCTTTCTTTGTGACAAAGGAAGGCTGGGATATATTGGAACAAGAAGCCTTACGACCAGGGTTTGAACAAGTACAGGGACAGTTATTAGAGGAGGATGAATAGTGTTCTATAAAGACAAGAAGTTACCAAGGAAGGTTTTAACACTTATTGCTAAGAAGGAAGTGTTACTAAAGGAACTAGAAAAGGTGGAGAAAAAGTTAAACGAACTGTTATAGTAACAGTATGTCTAAAGATGCAAAAGCAGGTAGACCCAAGAGGTCAGAAGCAGACTTGCTTTCAGATAGAGCCAAAGTAAAGGCACAGATATTTGGAGCCAACAATGAAATTCACACAACATTCGATAAAGATGTCGAGATTTATTTACCTCCGCCGCCAGCCAAGAAGGGTACATCTCTCTGGAAAGCTTGGGCTATGGAATCTTTCTTGGAATGCATACGGTACGGACTTACATATACCGAGGCCTGTAAGAGGATTGGTGTTACGAGAAAGTGGTGGGAGGAAAACTCAATACGGCACGAAGACTGGGCAGCTGAGGCACGTCAGATACGAAGTGGTGATTCAGTTAAGGACGCCTATCCAGATTTATCACAGATGGCGTTCTCTGAATTCTGTAGGTTATACTTTAACGTTGAGTTTGCTAAGCATCAGACGGAAATCGAGGAATGTCTTGCAGATCCTCAAGGACGTCTTGTCTTAATACTTGGACATCCTGAATCTGGAAAATCTACACTTAGTTCTCTTTGGTACCCCGTGTACAAGATGTGTCAGAATCCAGATATTCGTATCGCACTTGTTACAAAATCTGGAGAGAAAGCTCAAGACTTATTAAACAGAATTAAAAGATATTTAACTGACCCGAACCTTTATAAAGATTGTGAGAGAAATCTTATAGAAGACTTCAATGGTTTCAAATCACAAAAGTCTGATGGCTTTAGTTGGTCCAAAGATCAGATTACGATTAGACAACGTGAGTCAGGAGAGAGGGACCCAACGATTCAAGCTTTGTCTGTAGGGAAACAGATTTATGGTTCTAGGTTGGACTTACTTATTCTTGATGACTCATTAACTCTTGAGAACCAACAGACAGATATTAGAAGAAGAAGGATTGACGAATGGTTCACACAGGAGGCTAGGTCCAGGGCGCAACGAGGACAGACTGTGGTAAATGGAACAAGAATACATCCTCTCGATAACTATGGACAATGGAAAGAGTCCTGGGCGGATCATAAAATTTTTAGACATGTATCTATCCCAGCAATTTTGGAGGAGCATACTGATAACGAGAAACCTAACTGGAGTGAATATTGGTCTCTAGATGGTAAGTGGGAGTTTGATCCCTCTATTGATACAGAAGTTTTTGTCCCAGGTCTACGAGATATTAGAACTGAGATATCTTCACGAGACCCAATGAGGTGGAAACTTGTGTATCAACAACAAGATGTACAGCACGAGGAAGCTGTTTTCAAACAAGAACTAATTGATAATGCTTTGGAACTTGGTGCAGCACGAAGTATGGGCCAGGTGTATCCTGATGAAATTTTAATTTTAGGGATAGACCCAGCAACAACAGGTAGGGCTGCGTCAGTTCTTCTAGCCTACAATCCTGAGACGGCTGTTAGAACAGTTGTGGATATCTATGTAGGACATAGACTTGGTGCTACTGGAGTCAGAAATAAATTGTTATATGAGTTCTGGGAGAAGTATAAAGATCATCGTATTGCTTTTACTGTTATTGAAACGAACTTTGCACCTACCCTTTTGGGAGATGAGACAGTTCGTAATAGAGCTAACTGGGCGGGAACAAGAATGGTTGAACATAAAACTGTTGGCTCAGGAAAAAAGAGAGGTTCTAAATGGGATTCTGAATATGGTATTGGGGCTATGCAGTCTTTGTTCTATAACGGGCTAATCGCATTTCCTTCTGCTACTGTAGAAGATAAGAGAAAGCTTGAACCACTCATAGATGATATGCTAGTATTTCCTTGGGCGAAAGTTCAAGACGCTCTTATAGCTCTATGGGTTGCGAATGGCGAATGTAAGAGTTCGTCCTTGTTTAGCGTGGATTTAGGGAAAATCGTTACAAGACGAAATATTCCGCCTATTATAAGAGATAGGATGTTTGCAAGGAAGTAATGGCTAAAGAATTAAACTTAGGAACACCTCTAGAATCTGCTAGTTCTGGAGCAAGAAAATTATCTCCCCACCAAGGTTTTTGGGAAAGGAGAAATCAGCTTATAGAAACTCATAGTGAGTGGAAGTCTAGGGTGAAAGAAATAACCTCAATTGTTAATGGGGAATGGCACATGTTGTGGGCGAATTTAACCGCCACAGCTGAAGCTCCCTCTGTTGCAAATATTATAGAAATGGGTATACATCACTGGTCTGCTATTGGCGGAGCAGTTATTCCTCAAGTAAGAATACCTGTTCCAGTTAATAAAGACTTAAAGGGTGGTGAAAGGGCTGCTCGAAAGAGAGAAAGACGTGTTCACGAACTATGGGATAGTTCAAATATCAATGAGCTTATGGCTCAATGGTGGGGTGATTACGCAGGTGCTGGAGCGGCGTATTGCGGGATTTGGGGAGACTTTTCAGTTGACTCCAAAGACCGTGATCCGTATCTTCAAAGGTTAGACCCTAGATTTTGTTATCCATTAAAGGATACAAAAGGAAATATTATTGAACTTCTAGTAGCAAAGAGAGTTTCTACAGATGTTATCTTAAAGCAATATCCTGTAGCAAAAGGAGTACTCGATCCTAAAGTTTCAGAAGTGGAAGAATGGTTTTGGTTCTTCCCAGATAGATATGTACACATGGTTGCTGATGCTTCCAGAAAAGGTATGCAGAAAAGAACAGGGATTATCTTAACTGATGAGCCTAATCTTCTCGGCAAAGTACCTGTTGTGGAAGTAGGAGTACCGTCTTTTGATGGACAACCGAGAGGAATTTTTGACCAGACAAGACATATTTTAAGAACTATGCATAGGTTAATGACTTTGACTATTACAAGTTCTGAGGAAGAAGTATATCCACCTATATTTGAATACGATGTAATGAACCCAGATGACTTTGGTCCTGGTGCTGTATTACACGGAAGAAGTCCTGAAGCTCGTTTAGATAGAATGCAGTCAAGGTCTCATTTTGATGCAAAAGATTTAATAGGGAGATTAGCTAGTGAGGCACGTTCTCAAGCTTCTTTCCCAGGTCAGTTAAGTGGAGACCCAGGAGCAAGTATTGTTTCTGCTAGAGGTATTGAAGCCTCAATGGGGCAGATTGATGCACGACTTGCACTTGCTCATAAACAATTTGAAAGTTTCTTAGAGAAGGCTACTGAAATTTTATTAGCGTTTGATGAGAAGTATTGTGATGGAGAAAAGACAATCCACGGAGATGCTGCAGACAAAAAGAAACCAGAGATATTTGTACCTTCACGAGATATTGCTGGACACTATGAAAATACTGTTCGCTATGGTATCGGTGCAGGAACAGATCCTTCTAACAGAGAAATGAGACTAGCTATGAACTTAAATCAGAACCTAATCTCAAGGGAGACAGCAAGAGATGAAATGGATTTCTTGGAGGACCCTTCTAGAGAGGAAGTTAGAATTGTGAGGCAAAGAGTAACAGATTCTTTAATGGAAGGAATTTACCAGCAAGCTGCTCAGGGTAATGTACAGCTTGCTGCTGAATTACTTTCATCTATGAGTAAGGAAAATAAAGATTTGAACGAAGTTGTTGATGAGCTTTTGGAAAATTTACAGCAACCAGTTCCAGAACCAGGGTTGCCACCAGAAGGAGGTTTACCGCCTGAAGGAGGACTTCCACCTGAAGGTGCAGGTTTACCTTCACTAGGTTCTCTTGGAATAGGAGGATAAATGCCAGCAGGAGAATATTCACAGATTACAGATATACCAGGACAAGCTAATAAAGGAGAAACGGAAGCTCTAGCTGATGCTGGGGATGTCTCTTTAGGTTTTGGCCAAGAGGGTGTCCCGCAACCTTCTAAGATAGCTCCACAACAACCAGGGTCATTAAATCTATCTTCAGCAGCACAGTATATTGCGGATGGTCCTATCAAGGGAAATAATCCTGCTAATAAACAACCTTTTGGAGATGGAGATCCTCTTCCTACGTTGGCTGGAGTTGCTTCTGGTAATGCAAATATCAGAGACGCTGTTCAAAAAGCAACTCTTATATTTAATCAAACTAATAACCCAGAAGTAAAAGCTCTGTGCAGCCTGATTATAAATAGAGCTATCGGCGATTCTTTTGTTGATTAGATATGGCATTAGGTAACCTGAGCCCGAAAGATGAAGAAAATTTTTCGGTATTAAAAAATAACTTACAAAACCCAGCAGATATAACAGAGGCAGTTCCTCCTGATCCTACTGGTGTACCAGAAGATGACGACTATGTTATAGGGGTAGAAAAAGCTTTTGCAAATGGAAAGGGAACTTTCCCTATTCAGACTATATTGAGTTGGACTCCAGAACAGATACAAAATTACAATGCACTTGTTGGAAGTGATCTTAAAGATAGTGCTTACATGTTTACAGAAAATTACAATGTTATAAGTAATGTTGATGCTGAGATAAAGGCTCAGGCTGAGGCTAATACGAAAGAACGAGATTTACGAAGATATCAAATGTGGTTTAATTTTGGTTACTTTGGGGATGATGATACCCCTCGTAATTTATCTCAAATGTACGGAGTAGATATTTCAGAAATGCCAGCATTTAAGGACTGGGATAAAGATAAAGTTTATAAAGAAGAGTTAGAGAAACTAGACCAACAAAGAATGGATGCTTTACTTATATCTGATGAATCTCAGGAACTAATGAGAAATAGCATCCCAGATGAAGTCACAGGAGAGAAGCGTGGTTTTTGGAAAGCGATAGCGGACCAGTGGAAAGCTGGCGGTCTTTTTTCTAAGGAGATGTCTGTATCTTTACGAGACAGAAAAGGTACTGGTCGAGGTTTCGAAGTAGTCGAGCAGTTTCCTGGTCAAAGAGAGGATATAAGGAGACAGAGGCAAGAATTGAATGCATCTTCTTATAGTCCTGTATTTCTACTTAGGGCAGGTTTTGGTGCTTTATCTGCTGCTTTTACTGCTGGATTTTCAGCAGAAACAGTAGAAGGATGGGGAGACTCAAGAGATCGCAGAGATATAGATGAAATACTAAAACATACTGACTCAGAAAAAAACAGAGCTATAGCCGATGTTGCCTACGGGTCTTTAGAACAACTGGCAAGTAGTTCCCCAGAAATGTATAACGTGGTAATGGATTTAGCTGCGGGAGACGAAGTTCTTGCTCAATCAATTCTTTTTACTTCTCAATATAATAATAGTCCTGAGTTCAAAGATTCAGTAGATTTTATGAATGCAGAAATAGATCAAGCTTCGCAACTACAGATACAAAGTGTTATACAGGAACCAGGAAGCGTTGGTAACCAAATTGTTCGGGGGTTAGAGTTTTGGGGAAAAGATATGATTTTAGGAGCCTGGACTGGTGCAGCTCTACTACTAGATGATGATATCTCTATAAAATCATTTCAAGATGATTGGGAGAATCATGGAGCAAAATGGTGGAACTATGATGAAATAAGAAAACACGACCATAGTGTTGCTTCTGTTGTTGGATTGAGAGGTACAGCTTTAGGTGCTGCTATGGATTTCAGCATAATGTTTATAGGGGACCCAGCCGTGTGGTTTTTCACTCCAGCCGTAGGAGGAAGACTGGGTGCAAAAGGTGCTCTTTATGCTAGCAAGCAAGGTATTACATCATTTACAAAGAGCTGGGCAGGAAAAGCAATTGGTGCAGATACTTGGAATGTAATTTCACATGCTACACCTTGGGCTGATAATGTAGCTACTGGAGCTATTGCTGGAGGTTCAAAATCTGGAAAAATTATAGAGGGAACAGATGTTATAGCATACAACCAATCTCTGTCAGGTTTCAGCCTTTCAAATAGAGGAAAACTTATATCCCAAGTAGAACGAGATCTTGCAAAGGGAGCAAAAGGTCCTTCTGAACAGTTTTTTAATATATATAGAGAATCTCTATTAAAAGGAGATAGACCTTTTAATTTCTATAAGAACTCATATGTTTTAGCAAAGTATGCAGTTAGACGTAAACAGATACTTAAAGCCGCTAAAGAACCTAATAAATCTAAGAATAGAGAAGCATTCAAACAGTTGTTGACCGAATCGGCTACTTCTACAAAACTTGCAGTATCTAGGGAAATGTCTATAAAGAATATAGAGGAATTAGTTGCTGGGTGGATAGGTTCTAGTGGAATAAAAACTTCTGCTGGAAGGAAGTTGTTCAACGAGTTCCAAGTCCAAATAAATAATGTTTTGATGGATGTTCAAAAATATGGAACTGGTGTTTATGGGAAATCTCAGCAGGCTCTTTTAATTGATTTAGTTAATGCTTCAGATGAACTACAACTTATAGAAAATGTTTTCAATTACGGATTAAGAGATATTACTCCTAATATAGGAGCACCAGTCACCGAAGGATCTAGCAGGTTAAGAAATCTAACAAGTCTCGATGAATTACCCCACGTGGATAAGTTGTGGGACAGGTATGACCCTCTTTTTAGGAGAGAGTCTATAGAACAAATACTTGTAAAACAACAAAAAAAATTAGCTGAGCTTCCTCCTGACATGAAACAAGCTCAGGAAGCTTATATAGCGGGTCTTCAAAAATTATTATCTCAAGAAGAGTTGCAGGGTGTAGTTTCAAAGAAGAAGAAGTTAGGAAAACATACTACTGAAGATATAGACTGGTTTCCTAAACATAACAATACGGATGCTATAGATGTAGATTTCTTTAGTAGGCTTATTGATGATACTACAGAAATTGATAGTCTCGCTGGTAGTGATTTAGCTAGAACTTCAGAAGGAACTAAATTCCTTAAAGATAAAGTTAAAAAGTTGGCTGATGATTGGGAGGAAATTAAAACTAAAAAGTTGATTGGTAGGAGAGAAACAGATTTACCTTTACTAGACGATGAGGTTCGAAAAGTTTGGGAACAAGCTAATGCAAGACTTAGGAATTCTGCTCTCAAACTACAGAAAGAACTGTCAAAGAATGTTAGAAATGAAATCTGGAATTTTGTTTTAGAGACACAAAAACAATTAATTTATGAACTTGGGTGGCATACATCTAAAGCTTATAAGCCAGGCGTCTTCACGCTGGCTGAGGACGGTGTGTCAGCAAAAAGAATAGACAAAGTGAACAAAGACCTATCTGATAAAATTGGATGGGAAGTTGGGAAAGACCTTACTAATCTTACTGAATCAGAATGGAAGAGGATATTCGATCTGGTAAAAAGCGATGCTAATACTAAATATATAGCTTTTGATAATATATTCGACTTAAGATATAAAAAAGTAAAAGGTGTAGAAGTCCCTGTAGGTATAAAGGAAATAAATTGGCCAGCTCTAAAACTTATGGGTGCTACTGGTAGTAATGTTGATGCTGCTAGTTATCTACTAAGAGGTCAAGTAACTGGAATCACTGGAAAGATTATGGGTAAAGAACTTAATATTTTCGATTATATAAAAGGTCAAGGTATGCATTTGGACGATCTTGGTTTTGATGTCTCTAGAAGCTTCCGTGAGGAACTTGTTGCAAGTAGTAACTACCCAGAAATAACAAATGCTGATGATGCAGAAAATATATTGAGGATTAAAAAATTATTTGAAGAGAACTATGCAGCGAACATAACTAAAAATCAATTAGTTAATGGTACTATGCCAGTTAGTCCTCTAGAGTTTTTAATCCTTGATGCAGTTTCTAAGGAGCATGCGAATGTTTTCAAATTATATAGACGTTTCCAGGCTCATAAATACACGAAAGCTGCAACCAGACTGAACGCTATGTGGGCTTTAGAAAAAGTTGCAAGACCTTCTACGGCTATTGTTGCTGGTTTAGACGAATGGTTATTCTATAATTCTATTTTTGGTTGGAGACCTTCATTGAAATCTACTTGGGGGAATATGAAAATAAATTGGATGAAAGGACAAATCTCTAAGTACTTTGATGGAGATATAATTGCTGCTATGGATGACCCCTTCATGGGGCCAAAAATAGAGGCTTGGGTTGAGAAATCTTATAAAGACTTACAACAAATACCTATAGAGATATCTAAGAGATAT